AAGAATCTTATGAAAGCAAGTGAAATTGTAACAAAAATCAAAGATGTTCTTTTATCAACTAATTCAGAAGAAGAAGTAACTACTCCTGAAGTAGGATTAAAAGAAGAAGCTCCTAAAGCTAAAAAAGAAGCTAAAGAGGAGATTAAAGAGGAAGCTCCTGCAGCACAAGGCGATGGTAGAATCGAATATAGTGCAGAAGAAGGTGCTGAAGAACTACAAGAGGACAACTACGAAGAAGACATCGTAGAAGAGTCTCCTGCTGTAGAGTATGCTACTAAAGATGAAGTTTCTGAACTTAAGTCTATGGTAGAGAAACTAAGAGGAATGATTGAAGCTAAAGAAGAAGCTAAAGAAGAAGTTCCACAAGAACTATCTGCTGAAGAACCTGCTGAAGCAATCTCTCATTCACCAGAAAACGAAGTAAGTGAAAAAATTGGTGTTAGGTTCGCTCCTAATGCAAGAGTAAACACTACTTACAATAGAGTATTAAACGCAATAAGTAAATAATAATTAATTAATTTTTAAATAATGGCAACAACAACTTCAATAACTACTACTTACGCTGGTGAATTTGCAGGGAAGTATATTTCTGCTGCTTTATTATCAGGTAAAACTTTAGCGGAGGGGAATATTACAACAGTACCTAACGTTAAATATAAACAAGTAATGAAAAAAGTGGCAACTGATGACATCGTAAAAGACGCAACTTGTGACTTTGCTGACACATCAACACTTACTCTTACTGAAAGAATCTTAACTCCAGAAGAGTTCCAAGTGAACTTAGAGTTATGTAAGAAAGACTTTAGATCTGACTGGGAAGCTGCTCAAATGGGATATTCTGCATTTGACAACTTACCATCTAACTTTGCAGACTTCTTAATTGCTCACGTAGCAGATAAAGTAGCTCAAAGAATTGAGACTAACATTTGGACAGGTACTAACGCAACTGAAGGTCAGTTTGATGGATTCATCACTACTTTAGATGCTGATTCAGATGTAAATGATGTAACAGGTACAGCTTCTACTGCAGCTAACATTATTACAGAGCTTGGTAAAATTGCTGATGCAATTCCATCTGCTGTATATGGTGCAGAAGATATGACTATCTACTTACCAGGAAATATGTATAGAAACTATGTAAGAGCATTAGGTGGTTTTGGTGCATCTGGTTTAGGAGCAGCAGGTACTAACAATCAAGGTACACAATGGTACAATATGGGTAGCGGTTTATCATTTGATGGTATCCAAGTAGTTCACGCTCCTGGATTATCTGACAATGACGCTGTAGCAGCTGAAAAATCAAACTTATTCTTCGGTACAGGATTACTTTCTGACCAAAACGAAGTAAAAGTAATTGATATGGCTGACCTTGATGGTTCTCAAAACGTAAGAGTCGTAATGAGATTTACTGCTGGTATTCAGCACGGAATTGGTGGTGACGTAGTATTATACGCTACTGCATAATAAAATAAATTGTTTAACATAAAAAAGGTAGGTGGAGTTTTACTACCTGCCTTTTTTTATAAAATATAAAAATTATGGCTTGTGATTTAACATTAGGTAGAAAAGAACCTTGTAAAGATGTCGTTGGTGGAATAAAAAATGTTTATTTCGTTGACTTTGGAGATATGACTTTAACTTTTGATTCAACAGATACAGATGTAATAGAATCTGTAGGAACTTCTGTTGCTTCTTTTAAGTATGAAGTAAAAGGAAACTCATCATTAGAGCAAACAGTAAACGCTTCAAGAGAAAACGGAACTGTATTCTATGAGCAAACACTTAACTTAACTCTTAAAAAACTTACAAAAGAAGATAACAAAGAATTAAAGTTATTAGCTTATGGAAGACCTCACGTTGCTGTTGAAGATTACAACGGAAACGTTATGGTAGTAGGACTTGAACACGGTGCAGATGTATCAGGAGGTACAATTGTAACTGGTGCTGCAATGGGAGATTTAAGTGGATATACACTAACATTAACTGGTATGGAAACAAAACCAGCTAATTTTGTAGCTTCACCTACAGCAGCTGACCCATACGCAGGTATGTCAAGTGCAACTGTAACTGTAACAGTAGGTACTAACTCTTAAACATAGAGTGTTCTTAAAAGAAA